ACAAAGTTTTTAACAACTGTGCAAATGCTGGTTAGGTCTAGCCCGAGCAGAATGTTTTGGTTAGCGGTAGATAGCGCCGTCATTTGGGTAGACAGCCCGGTAAAACGTAAAACGGGGTTTTGATATTTACCAAGCAAATAGTTGCCTAAGCCGGCAACTTCGCTGGTGGTGCTGTTTAGCAAATCGGTTAGCGCGTACTGTTGGGCTTGGTAAAGCGCAATGCTGGTTGCGTTGCTGGCGGTTTGTGCTGCGCCGGCTGGCGATTGCGTGACAATGTAGTTATAGAGCAATTCGTCGCCGTACTGGTTAATGAGCGTTTGGTATGGCAAGCCTGTGCCGTCAGTGTTAAACGTGGCGCCAGCCACCGGGTTAAGGACGCTCGACCTGCCTTTATAGGTAAGAGTCCCGGCCGCGCTCATAAACAAATAGCCTTGCTCACTTGTGTTTATGAGCTGCAAATAGTTTAGACAGTTTGTGTCTTGGCTAATAGCAAAAGCGCCCAACGTTGAGCTGCCAGTATCTATAGACCTAGCGCCTTGGTAGTTTATTTCGGCTAGGTCTAAAACGGTGTTTATCCGGGATCCGCTGGCCTCAACAGACGGCGTAACGGCGTTAAGAGCTTGGTTAGCTAGCACCGTGAAGTTGTCGGCGCATGACGCATACATCATGTCTTCGTTGCTTATGTCGTAGTCGAGGTTCCAGTCAGTAATAAGACCCGTGTAAATTGGTACGCCGTTTGCAAGTATTTGTACGGGGCAACGTGGCAGCACAAACGGGTAATACGGGCTAGACGTATTAGACGGGTTTAGAACTTGGGTAACATTGTTAAAAGCAATAGTGGCGGTGCCAGCGTTGAATTGGTCTAACTGGCGTGACCGTCCACGAATAATGTTGACCGACTCGACAAGACTGGTTAAGTCAACAAAAGTAACGCCGCCTAATGTGCCACGGCCTGCCGTGTCAAGCACGCCATAAAAAGAGTCGTCAAGCATAAACGGGGTGCCAAAACCCGTCGTGCTCTGAAAACCTACCAGCACTTGCATAGTTGGTGTACTCATGCCGGGGCGAACACCGTTCCGCTGCGACGCTGTGCGCGTTGTATTGCTTCAATAATCTGTTGACCTATTTGGTCGGGCGTGGAAACTAGACCGGCGTTAACTGTAATTGACATGGCGCCAACGCTTGAAGCTGCTACACGGCCACCGCCCATGTTGGGGCTGGCGTTAATGCTGCCTAAGACTGGCCCAAATGGGTTAGTGGTCGGTGCTGGTGCTGCGCCGCCACCAAAAACGGTGCCGAGGCTTGCGTCTAGTTGCTGGCCAATTTCCGTAACGCTCTGCGGGTCAAGCGCAAACCGTAATAAAAACTCAGTGTTAGCAATGACGCTGTTAACGCCGTCTACTATCGCTTGGGCTTGGTCAATGCCCGACTTGTACCACTTGTCGGCAGTCAACTTTGCGATACGGTCGGCAGCTGCGTTAATCGTTGTCGAGATACCAAGCAGACGGTCTATAGACGCTTTACCGCCGGCAAGCAAGCCTTTAATTATTTCTAGGCCTACGTCTGCACCGCTGGCAAGAATTGACTTTAATAGCTCGGGGTCGTCTAACCCGGCAGCGATAAGGTTTTCTATGCCTGTAGCAAGTTCGCTAGCCTTTTTGGCTTGGTCGTCTAGTACACCAAAAAAGGTTTTAGCGCCTTCGCTGCCGGCTGCGGTAGTCCAAGCGTCGCCCACATTGAATATGCCGCGCACCACGTCACCAGTTGCCTTGTAAAAGTTGTTGTAGTCCTCGGTTGCCTTGGTGAGTTGCTCATTAGCGCGCATGAGTGCGGGGGCAAACTTGTCTTTGACTGTTTGCACCGCATTGTCGTAGGACTCTTTGAGTGTGCGTACTGCCTCAGCATGTTTGGCGGTCTCGGCTGCCGCGCGTTTAGCGGCTTTTGCTGCCTTATCAGTGCTAGCAGTGCTCTTGCCTATTTCAATGTTTGCTAGGCGTTGTTGTTCAATGTCTACGGCTTTTTGGTAGTTGGCGCGTTTCTGGTCTGCGTCAAGCTGCAAAATGGTGTCTGACCATGCGCGGGTGTTGGCGTAGGCAAGCGCTAAACCGTCGTTAGTTTTGTCTAAACCTGTCTTGAGTTTGCCTAGGTTAAAGTCAAGTCCAAGTACCTTGCCGCCAAAGTTGAGAAAACCGCTGCCAAGGTTGACAATGTTTACGCCGGTCTGTTTTAGTTTGTCTATTAAACCGTCGGTCTCGTCTACGTTGCGGCTTATTGCGTCTTGTACTGCTTGGAACGGGTCAACAAACCTACGTAGTTTGCCGCCAAGTTCTCTAATTACCCCGCCTAGGCCGCGCTCGTCCATTATTTTTATTAGTCGGTCTACGTAGTCAAGTAGTTGGCCGAGCGCTGGTAGCACGCGGTAACCGATGCCTTCTACCATTTCGTCAAAACGTATTTTAAGTATCTGCAAACGGCCGGCATAGGTGTTGGCATTAGCGGCTGCCGCGCCGCCAAACTGTGCGGTAAGTGCCTCTTGTGCAGCCTCAAAATCTTTAGTTTTAATTATGTTGTCGTCGAGCGGTACGCCAAGTTTTTTTAATGCCGTAAAGTTGCCGTCGTATGCCTTGCCGATAGCGGTAGAAACTGCCACCAAGTCTTTACCCGTGGCTTTTGACGCGTCAATACTGAGCGTTAATAACTCTTGGGCCTTGGCTGCGTCCCCGGTAAAACGTACTAAGCCGGCAAGTGCGGGCCGTAGCTCATCGTCGGCAACGCCCGTTGCTAACTGCGTCTGGTCAACAAAGTCGGCCATAGAGTCGGCTAACGCTTGGTTAGGCCCGAGCGTTGCGCGCAGTTGTGTTTCTAAAAGTTTTTGTGACTGCTCATCGGCAATAGCGGCCTTAGCGGCCATGGCCAAACCGCCAGCCAATGCGGTGACCGCACCGGCAGCGGGAACCATGGCTTTTTGTAGCAGGAAACCAGACTTAGCGCCGAAACCTTGCAGGCTTGCAAACTCTTTTTTGGCTGCGTCAAAACCTTTAGTGTTCAGGCTTGAAATAATCGGAATGTTGATAGCCATTAGCGCGTCCTAGTTTGTACGAGGTTACGGTTAACAATAGTCATAACCCGTTGCACTATCTTGTCTACCTCGTCCTCGACGGCGGGTAGCACACTTTCGGCGGCTGGTTGCAATGCGCGGGGCGCAGCTGCGGGGCCGACGTGCTCGCCTTCAGCCAAAAGATTAGTAACAAACTGCCCGCCACCTCTGATGCCTGCATGGTCCCAGATAGCGCCGGCAGCGTCTCGCTGCTGTAGTACAAGCAACTGGTATTGCGTCGCCTTAAAATCGGCTGTACGGCCGTTAGAGAACCTTACAGTGCGGGCACGCTGGCCACGTTTGCCTACCACGGTGCGTATGCCAGCGAGAACACGGGCGCGTGACCAACCCGTGCCGTCGCGGCCTTTAATCATGTTGCCATTCACCATGCGCGATAGCGGGCTAGCCGTCGGAATAAACGAGCGGGCCGCGGTCACAAGTTTGGTGCCAGCGCCAGACTGAATGTCTTTAGTAATCTGCCGGCGTAAAACGCGGTCTACCTTGTTTATTTCTGCCAACGCTTCTTGGATACCGTAAACCTGATAAGACGCGCTAGCGGGCATTTTGTTTACGCTGCCTTTCAAGTACATCTATAACGGTGGCTAAGTCTGGTAACTCAAAGTCTACACTTGGGGGCCACCAGCCCGTGTGTAATAGAAGCTCTGCTAACTGTCGCCGGATAGTTCCGGCACGGTAAAAGTTGCCGGCTCGCTGTCTACTACTTCTAGGTTCTCAATGCTGTTTATAAACGCGTCGAGCGTGGCGGGTACGATAACGCCAGAGCGTTGGCTGGCCTCGTAAGCCATAAAGGCTAAGTCTTCCATGCCAACGCCCGAGCCTAGGTCACTGGCGCGACGCTTAAAGCGCCGTTCCCATGCGACAATGACCGCAAGGTTGGTGGTGACCTCGTAGGCGTCCTCGTTTTGTCGTTGTACTTTTAGCCTTAACTGCATGTCGGGCTACCTTTCAGCTTGTTTGTTTTTAAGATACGTCTACGGTGTAGGTGCCGCCGCGGATAACAATATCCATGGTGGCTAGTTCGCCCATTGACGCGTTCATGCTTGGCAGTGTTTCGAGATATCCGCCCGAGATAGTAAAGCCGGGGTTTGTGGCCGAATACGTGCCGGGTGTTGATGGTGCAGCTGGCGAAACAATAATGGTTGCAATTTGTGTCCCGACTAGTGGTGCCAATGTTGCGTAGGACTCGCTTGCTGCGTAGCTCGCATACATTGTCAATGTAAGTTCGTTGGACTGTAGGCCAGCGGTGTAAACGCGAGCAGTGCCACCAAATGCGGTGCTTTCAAGTGCTTCTACCGTGTAGTTCAATGTCACGCTTGTGCACTGGTCTGACACGTTAACCGCGCCAATGAGAACGTCTGGGTTTGAGAGATAGGTACTGGTAGGCATGGGGTTTACTCCTCGGGTGTTTCTTCTAGTTCTGTTTTAGCAGATTTTACGGGTTTAGTGTGTGATTTCTCGACAATGAAACCGCCAGCCAAAAGGTAGGCGACGTCGTGGCCGTCTGGGTTAAAAGGTTCGCCGACGATGCCGACTCTGGGACTGTTTACTACGTACATGTTTTCCTAACCGGTTTGGGCCTGCATGGCTATGGTCAAGTCGTAGGCCGGATACTCAGCACCACCAATAATGGCGATAGTTGGGCGGCCGTCCTGAACACCAACTTTAGCGCCAATAACTTTGGCGGCAAGGTTCATAAGTGAGCGTTGCGCGTCCAGATTGTTTGGGCCAAGAGTGATGCAGCGCACGGGAAACAACATTTTTACGATGTTGAAGTTAAACGCCTCGAATGTTGGCGCGTCAATAAATACACATGGCGGCACTAGGTTGCGCGGGTCGTTGACCACTTGTAGACCGCTAACGGCGCTAAGCGTCGCTACTAGGTCGTCTAGAGCCTCGTTAAAGAGGTCTGTAAAGGTCACTGGCATGCGCTAGGCCACTTGCGGTCTGTCAATGCCAAGCAGTTGTTTGATGACGCCTGAGAGGCCTGTAACGGTTACCGCGCCACCGTCGCCAAAACTGGCGAACGAGTCAATAGACCCGCGCTGGCGGTACAACATGCCGCCGTACTGAATGGTGCCGAGCGTTACGTCACCGCTTGGGCTAGTTGCCAATGCGTCAATGTAACCAGCCTCTTGCCGGCGGCGAAAACAGAACGCATTTGCAGCTGCCGCGCATTGTGTCAAGAATGTTGTGTCGGCGACCGTAGCGGTACCGATGCCTAACCAGTCCTCAATTTGTGTTGCTGTAATCCACGTGCAACTAGGCGAAAAAGTTAGCGTTCCTGTAGCTGGGCCGCGCTCGACGTCGGCCGCCGTCAATGCAAACAAAACTTGGTTTTGTATTGGCAAGTCGTAGTTATAAAGCAGGTCGCCGTACTCGTCTACGCCTAAGTAATAGAACTGCGGGCAAGCATAGACAGTGCGCGTACCGTTGAATGTTGCGTCAACGGCCGCGACTGTGATGCTGTCGCCGGGCTGTACCAGCGCGTTAGTGAGCAGTTGCAAAACGCCGTAATTGTCGACGATTTGCTTGTGCGTAATTGTGTAGACCGCCATGGCGGATAACCGCCTTTCGGGTTATGCGTTTACGAGCTTGACGAACTTGGTTGCGTCTGCCATGAAGACAGCTGCGTAACCGCGGAACGCAATAGTGCGGCCAAGCGTGCTTGGTACGTCTACTGAGATTGCGCCTTTCATCTGCTCGTAAAACTCGAAGCCGGCAGCTGCACCAGCGGCGTGACCAACTACACCAGACAATGTGCCGGTTGTGGTTCCGCCTGCCATGTTTTTATCTACTACAAGCGTAAGGCCGAGTGGGTTACCGTTCCACGATACTGCTGACTGTGTGCCGGCTGCGTTGTAGCCACCAAGTCCGGGTGCGCCAACAAATGGAAACACTGGGCGGTTGTCGCCGTCTACGGCCATACCAAGTTTTGCCCATGTCACGGGTGACACGACGTAATGGGTTGGCAAGTAGTTGCTGGTGTTAGAGATTTGGAACGCTGCACCGTAAACGGCCTCAACGATGTCTTGGCCCGAAAAGCTGCTAAGTGTTTCAGTTTGTGTGGTTTGTGCTACCAACTGGTCTACCGCGTAGTTGTCGGTTGCTTGACCGTAAGCGATTGCCAACTGCTCAAGAATAATGTTGATTGACGCGGGGTCACTCCAGTCAAGGTCTTGTTCGGACACGGTGACATATGTTCCAAAACTTAGTTTGCTGACATCAGAGTTCGACACGCTGACAGTTGATGGGTCGAGCGGGTTCAGTTGGCCGGTTGGCTGCTGCGTTACTACTGGGCGGGTAACAATTTTTGGACGGCGGAATGTTGC